ACTAGACCAGCTAGTTCAATTTTTTATTATTAGTAAATACAAATAAATGTCTATATGCTAATTTCGGCAAACCGCTCTTGCCATCACCACTTGCTCTTCTTCACATTAATCTTAGGTCCCTTGCTATTTTTCGCAGCATTAGGGTCGTATGATTGGTCTCCTTCATCATCAGAACCGAGATTCTTCGATATTTCCCAGAATTCTTTACTTCCGAGCTTGAATGGTCCGTGCTGTTGCGCCTTGTACCAGAAGATCTGATCTTGTAATTTGTTCGATTTCGCGTTGTTATTAATGACCAGACACTCGTAATTCTCAGTGCACTGGTCCATCACCTGACAAAAGCTCTCGAAAGTAGGGAACATACCCGCATAATTGTCGTAGATTCGCTTACGATTCGCAATATATGGCTCGCGGAGGATAAAAACGTAGTCGATATTCGTGCGGAGATTTGGAGGGATACCCAGGGGATATTGCATTGTGATGACTAACATGATCTTCCAATGACGGCCGTTCATGAAGAGGAGACGCATCATCACATCCTTCGTCCATTTGTTATCATACAAGCAGTCATCCAAAACGACGAACGTCCTTGGGTCAATCGATGACTTTTTATATGTATCCATTTCTTTTTTCACTTGTTTTAGGACTGCTTTCTGCCTTTTAAGAATGTTCTCGATGATAGCGGTATTATACGCATCATGGATAAATAATTTCGGCACATGGGCTGCGAAAAAGCCGTTGCCTGCCTCTGTTCCGGAGATAACCGTGCCGATAGGAATATCTTGGTGATGAAACATCAAGTCCTGAACGAGAAAACTTTTACCGGTATCACGCCGCCCGATGAGAACGATAACAGGCCCCTTATTTTCATCGGGACGAAAGCTGATGGCCTTCATATCGAATTTTGCGAGCTCTAAATTCATCGGCTATACCTTTGGGATACAAACAGCATATATTTTTTTGCGATATTTTATACGAAGTATGAAGACTGCCCGTTTAAAACCTATATAAAACTTCTATCGAACAATCATATTATTATTCTATTTTAGGAAAATGACTACTACAACACCGAAATTCCAATTACATTATCGAAAACATAAATATACACCAGATAGAATTGACTCAGCGCTATTGTATGATATTCAAAATTATATTCCTATTTATAACCGGTTTTTTGATATCAACGAGACAAACTATAACGGAATACAGTTGAATCAAAAGTATTATTTACAAAATATTATTGAGCATCCGAGAGACGCAAAGGATGAAACACATTCTACTTCTCTAAATCATTTAGAAACCATAATTGGCGATGACGCAGGGAATACAACGAATGTTCCAATATTTGTGAAATATTCGCCACTATTAGATCCTATCCGATATTTGTCTGGAAAATACGAAACACCAGCAACAACGACAACCGCTGATGGTAATTCTACCACACCCAAAACGTCGCTTCCTAAATACAATTCGACACCAGAAAACTGTGAAGAAAAAATGTTGAATACGAATAATTCATCATATGTGGATGGATTTTTTTCATATTTGACAAGCCGTGCTCTTCATACGCACGGTATAGTCCATGGACTAGACTATTATGGAAGCTATATTTGTAAGCAAAGCGAGTTTTCAACAAACGTGTTTGATGATATTGATTATTTGGCTGATTGTTCCTTTTTTAATACACACGAAAATCAACGATTTACGATAGATTATTCACAGTTTGGTGATGATGAATCCAGTATGCGTGATCATAAATGGCTGAAACTGCGAAACAAGTTGAATCCCGTATTACATACCGGCAATAAACCCATCACAATTCTTGAAGATGTCGTAGATTTTGAACCGATCAATACAACCTTGATTGATATAGATTCGCATGTAGAAAATAGTTGCAACATCGTAGAAATAAATGTAGGCGATTTTGATTCACAGGTCGAAGAGACAACTCATGATGTTATCCAACCAAAAAAGACGAATAAAAATAATACTTGTGGCAACGACGGCGATAGCGATAGCGATAGCGACGATACATCACAGTCAAATTCATCTTATACCACGATAGATTGCGATGACGAAGATGAAATAAATACGCACAACGAATCACCTAATGGCGATGTAGCTCATGGTAATGGTAATAATACTTCTGATAGTGATGAAGACAGAAGCGATAGTGAAATTGGAGGAAATGATGATCATAACAATAGTGAAGACGATAGTTATTCCGATTATAGCGATGACGAACAAATCATCGTAAAAATACACGACTTTCCGATCCAGGCAATTTTACTTGAAAAATGTGTTAGCACACTCGACCATATCATGATGCGTGATGAACTAACAAAAGAAGAATGGACGTCGCTTTTGTTCCAAGTCGTCATGACACTCGTCATTTATCAAAAGATGTTCGCATTCACACACAACGACCTTCATACAAATAATATTATGTTCATCGAAACTACCGAAGAGTTCATTTACTACTTATATGAGGGGCAGCATTACAAGGTTCCAACATATGGACGCATATTCAAGATCATCGATTTCGGCCGCGCGATCTACACATTCCGTGGAGAACTTATATGCAGTGACAGTTTTCATCCGAAAGGCGACGCAGCGACTCAATACAACTTCCCACCGTATTATAATCCAGATAAACCAACGGTTGAACCAAATTATAGTTTCGATTTATCCCGTTTGGCCTGCGCACTTTTCGACTATTTCATTTATGATTTGAATAAAGTGGAGAAACTATGTAAATCAGACCCCATTATCAAGCTAGTTGTAAAATGGACAACCGATGACAAGGGACGAAACGTTCTCTATAAATCAAGCGGTGAGGAGAGATACCCCGATTTCAAACTCTATAAGATGATCTCGCGGTCGGTTCATGGACATATCCCCGCAAAAGAAATACATAATCCACTATTTGATGAATACAAGATCACGTACAAAAAATATAAGAAACACGCATCACTCTCTGCGAAATTCCTGAAAGACGGTAAAAATACGCACATATTCATGGATGTAGATGGATTACCGTCTTATTACGACGCTTAATTTATTCACATACGCCGATTTTCGAGCATAATCTTTCGATGGGCTGGTATTCCATTTTTCGCGATGAACTCGATTTGTCGCATCGTCCAACCCATACTAGCTCCGGAGTGTCCAGTTTCCATATTATCGCCGACAAGCGTAACAATCCGATCATCACCATAACTGAACATGAATCCGCGGTCGCTCGGCGGGCTGTATTTCGAAAGATGGGTCCAAACGCATATTTCTTTCGCCTTAACATCAGGTAATTGACCAACGCGGATAATCGAACGCATTCCGTCGCGAATCATGTCTTCTGACCATTTGTCATTCATATACGAAAGGTCGCAATCACGGACCGCATCAAACGTAAGAGGCCAATATTCGTCCCTTTGAGAAACAGGGGTGCGCTCCAATTCAACGGCGACAGACTCAGCAGCAACAACAACAGACGATGCCATTACGAAACGAATAATTAATTCATGCTATCAACTTCAATATAAACATAACGATTCAATTTTATGTTTATACATCACAAAATAAGTATTTTACATTATCGTGTAGCAGAAACAATTCTATCTAATACCACACCAACAATAACGCCAAGTGTTAAGCTGCCGGATACAAACCCAACGATAGTGGTAATTAACATTATTATCCATCGACGGTCAAATGATTGCGGTTTGAATAAGCTATCCCAGTCACCTGTCTTATAAACGACTAATAGCATGACGCCGACTACTGCCGCAATCGGAATTTCGTCAATCGCGCGTCCAAAGAATAGACATATCACAATAAAAAGCACGCTTGTTATGACGGATGAGAACTGCGTTTTTGAACCATTTGCTAGATTTAACTTACTTTGCCCGACTAGCACACAGCCACCAAATCCACCAGTTATACCTGTCGCGACATTCGCGATGCCTTGGACGAGACTCTCGCGAAACGAATCACCCTTTATACCTAGCGCACTTTCGGTGTCTTTCACCATAATAAGTGATTCCAGCAACCCGGTAAATGCCATCGCCGCCGAAAATGGCAGCATTTTCACAAGACTCTCTGCGTCGTATTTTATTTTACTAGATGACACCGCATCCTTTGAAATAATCGAAGGCAATTCCGACTTTAATGCTCCGATATCTTTGACGCGGTCAATATTGTAATACTGTGTAAATATGTAAATAAACGCAGTGATCGCAAACATAGAAACAAGACCACCAGGTATATGGATGTGCTGATCTTTACTATGTGTTATTTTAATCATACCAAAAAACGCAATCAACGTAGATATTATAGTGAATAGAGTCGTATTTGCCAGCTTCAACCCTGTTAGCCATTTATGCTCTTTATCTTTGAAATTATCCAATTGGTGGACCGCAATAAGACCTGCTAACGCAAGTAAAAATCCGGACATGATATGTTTTGGAACATAGGTGATATACTTGTATAATCCTGTTATTGCGGCTATAATCTGCATAAAACCGCCAACAATAACAGTAGGGATGATATATTCTTTCCCGAGTAAGGTAGATACTCCGGCGATCGAAGTGGCAACCGCAGCAGTAGATCCGGAAATCATCGTTGGCATCCCTCCAAATAATGATGTCACGAGAGACATGACCATCGTATTTTGAATACCTATATTCGGTGACAATCCCATAATGAACGCGAATGCGATCGATTCAGGTATCAATAATAGCGCAATCGTGAGACCCGAGAGAAATTCATTCACGAGTTGAGTAGGCGACGCAGAACCGATTGTGTTCATACCAATAAACTATATTATATAATATAAAC